TGAACCAGTAACCGTTCATTCCGGTGAGCTTGAGGTACTTCGTGTTAAGGAAGTACATTGGCGCATCGGAATCGTCACTTGCAAGCTCAAGGTCAAACACAACTGGTGTCTGCTTGAACATGAGGTTGGTGAAGCCAGCATTGGCCTTAGCAACGTCCTGGTAACGAACGTTGTTGGTGAGCAATGACTCGTACTTCTCAAAGAGGCTGTGGTTCGTGATGATGAGGTCAGGAACGTCGCTTCCCTTTGATGCACGGTTGTACACGTCAGCCATGTTCTTCAAGCTGAGTGTAGCAGCCATTGTGGTGCCCTGTGTTGGGTTCCACCAGGTGTTGCTGGATGCATCAATGCCACCGACTGTGTTATTCTGGGTTCCAACTATGTTGCCCAAACCATTGAAGTCAGTTGCTGCTGAACCAGAACCGAAGAGTTGCTCGTTAAGAGTGGTCTTCAGCGACATTTCAGCCTGCATGATTTTTGCGTTCAACAACTTGATGATTGCCTCGGTGCCACGGTTCTTGGCTTCCTCGATACCGCTGATTGCGATAGAAGCAGCCATCTGCTTCCAGTCGTACTCAGCAGCTGAGATGCCTTCCTGTGGGGTGAGGTCAATTGCATCGTAGCCACTGTAAGTAGCAACGGTGTCGTTGACTGCGTAGAGCAATGGCTCTACGATTGAGGTGCCGCCCTCTTCAACACGGACACGTCCGCGCTCATTGAGGTGGTTCAAAAGGACGAGGTCCTTGAAAATGTTATCAACCAGTGTTGGCTGGTAGTTCTGCAACGTAGTTGATAACAGTGAATTAAAGTCGGGATTACCGGCCATTTTAATATCTCCTGTGTGTTAGATGTTGAGTGTCTTTTTAGCTTGTTCAAAAGCTTCAAAGACTGACGTTGGTTTTGCAGGTTTTGGTGCAACTGAAGTCTTGTTGGCAGAGCCACCAGACACCACTGCTGCTGAACGCTTTGCTTCAACTCTGGACTGCTCATCCATCAGTTTTTTCTGAGCCTCGGAAGCTTTAGAATAAACTTTATCAAAGGTAATCTGTTTAAAGACTGCCTCTAAATCGGTAGAGCCTGTTGCCAGGGCCTTAGCTACTACTTCATCAGCATTGAAGTCATCACCGTACTTGCTTTGCAAAGAATCTATAGTTCTTGTTAACTCATCCATAGCCTTCTGTTGTTCGAAAGCTGCGATGCGTTGTTCTAAACTACGGAGGTGTTTTTCAGCTGGGTCTAACCACTCTTCCTCAACCTGCTGGTCTTGGCTTGGAGCGTTTACACCGTAATGCTTCTGTAACGCCTGCAAGGTGCCTACAGGGTCACTTTGCAGGGATTCTGCTAATGACGCTGCAAACTGTACTTGCTTTCTTTGTTCGCTAAGTTCCTGTGTCTTACGGGTATAATCCGCTTGACGCTGGTACCCAGCTAAAGCCTCCTTAATTGGAACTACAACTTCTTCTCCATCTACTTGGAGTTTGATGACTTTGTCAGCAATCTCTGTATAGTCAAAGAGTTCTAATTCTTCTTGCGGAGTTTCTGCTACGACCTCTGTCGTTTCGTCAACTTGTCCGTTTGCATCGGGGTTAACTACGTCTTCAGGGTTAGCAATATTATTAATATCTGTCATTGATGGAGTCCTATCCTTCGTTGGTTATTCCTTGGTATTTTGCATACCTCTCTATTATAGAATAGAAAAGTATTACATCTTTTTATTTTACTGTCCGCCCAATAATGCTTGAATTATTTCGGGAGGAAGACTTTGTATGCTGCCAGGTTGTGCACCTACACCAGGTTGTCCGCCTGGTCCTTGAATTGGACCTCCTGGAATTAAACCAGGTGGTAATTCTGTTGGCATTTGTTCTGGCATTGGAGCTGGTCCAAGTTCTTGTGGCATTGGCATTCCGCCTGCTCCTGGAGGAAGTGGTGCTTCTTCCATTGCTGGCTGAGTTAAGAATGAGCCTGGGTCTTTAACGCCAAAACCCTGTTGTAATACATATTCTGCTAATCTGCCAAGGTTTACTAAGCCTGCTTGTGCAAATGGTTGCATTGCGGAAACCATCTGTAGAGCCATGTCTCTGCGGAAAGCTTCATTTCTTGGAGCTGTAGAACCAGCCTCAACTGTAAAGTCAAATTCACCAGAGATGTAATCTTTATCAAATGTTAACCATACTGGTGCAGATTCAGTACCTATAATTCTTACAGTCTGCTCACCAGTCATAAACTGTTGGGCTAGCATAATAAGATTAGAAGCACATGCTGCTATTCCATTTTCAATAGATACAAGCTTTTCAGCCACTCTAGCATTACCAGCTTCAGCAATGATTGCAGCTTCACGGGCAGTTCTTGTGGTCTCTGGGATTGCACCACGCTGGTATTCAGATACACCAGAAACTCTGTCAATGTCACCTTGAATTAAAGCAGACTGATTATAAAATTCTGGTGGGTTAATTAACGCCGGCATCGGTACAACAACGTTATTTAAATTCTCTCCAGACTTAACTGGAACGATAACGTTATCTTCATCTGATGCTAGGGCCTGACGACCATCATCATCAAATGCTGATTCCTGGAACAACCACTTACGGCTGTAACGCTTTCTATGCAACATCATTTGTGTACGAGTTTCGTTTAATTCGTACTGTAATGGCTCGATAGCTTCAAGCTCACCCATTGGGTAGAAGAAACCAGGAACCTCATAGTTGCGCAACATAAAGAACGGATGACCAAATGCATATGGCATTTTAATTGGTTTAATTAAGAATTTGTCTCCACCTGAATCAGAAAATACGCTCATCTCACCAGTGTCAACATTGTAATATTCATAAATATCGCAATAAGCTTCATCTGGATTAGAGCCAGCATCTACTCTATATCCTTTATCCATGTTTGCATATTTTTGATAAGATGATGGACTAAGTTCTTTTCTTGCGGCGGCATCATAACGCTTGTCATTCTTTGCATCTTTTAATGGACGACGTGTGCGTTGTGCAACCCAACGTGCATCATCCATATTTGTTGCATCTGGGTCAACAAACATTTCGAACGGGTCAACACGCTCTAAGAATGGACGGTCTTCTCTAATAATTAATTGAGATTCAACATCATCTGCTGGTCTAAGTTCTGCTGCTTCATCAGCTGAATATTCAATATCATTTAGTTTTTCTTCTTCAATAAAACGATAACCAGTTTTAACCCAACCATGACCAATAATCAAATAATCTTTTACTGCTCTTTGAAACTCTGGTTGACAGTTATAATGCTGCCACCAATAGTTAATAATAGATTCAGTTAAAATTGCTTTTTCGCCATCTTCTGGTCTACGTGGATTAACATTAATTTTTGGACGACCAATAGAAACAGCTGGTGCTAAAGTATTAATGGTTGAAAAAGAAATATTAACTAAAAGTCTGTCACCAACAGCTTGACCACGATACTGACGACCACGGTATAAGTTAATTAAACGCTGCCATAATTGGTCATAGTTTTCATTTGCACGCCATTTTTTAGCGTAATCAATATTTCCTCTATAAGTTGCTAGCTTATTAGCATTAGACTCTCTAGCCATTTATTTTCTCTTTCCCTTAACAAGTCCTTCGCCTATGGCTGCTAATCTGCAAAGACCATTTGGTTCTGCTTGCTGTACAATGATGTGGCATCCTTTCATTTCAGGACACCAAAAAGCGCAATTAGAACACTTTACACCTATTTTAGCATTTTCATTCTTTGATGCTGGCACATACCCAACCCAAATACCATTATCATCGTTATCAGCTAGTTTACCATACTCTTCAACTATTTCAAACATTGATTCAACATACTTAGATTCTGCTGGAGCAAGTTTGATAATAGGATTAGTTACACCTTCAGGCAGTTCTTCTTCTTCGCCTTCTTCTTTTTCGTACTCTTCTCCATTACCGTTACCAAACTTGATAGCAATTTCAAATGCTTGGCCTAATGGTGAATCTTTTTCTTTCATTAGCAGTCCCACTTTCTTAGAGCCAAAGCTTTACGAGTTGGCCTTCCCTTAGAATCTTTCATTGGACCAGGCATTCCGCCCATACGCGCACAGAATGACTTTCTTCTTGCTGCAGCTTTTGGTGACTTTTTAGCCTGCTTAGCAGACACTGGTGGCTTTAGATTCATGCCCTGGGCTTTTGCTGATGCACGACCCTTAGCATTCAATCCACCTGAAGGGTTCTTTCCTTCTTTACGCTGCCATGCAGGAGTCTTAGCCATTATTTACCTTTTGCTGCTCTCATGTTGTCAATTAAATTTGGATATGGTCTACCAGCTTTTTTAGCTGCAGCTTTTGCTTTAGCTTTTTGTGCTGGTGTCAACTTC